TCTTCGACCAGTATCTCCGGGCGCTCCATCAGGTTAAATTGCAATTCGTCCTTCGTTCCCCTGAAAATTGACTGAACTTGTGAAAGGTCGGCAAGGAACACTTTACCAAACTCTTCCAGTTCTATAACTTCTTTGTCTATTACCCGGTAACAAATCTTATTTGCTTCGAGCCATTTAATTAATTCTTCCATAAACTTTACTGTTGAATTTTATTGATTTTATATTCTATAGGAGTGCGTAATCTGCGTGCGAACACATCATAAACTTCCTCTTTTGTAAGTTCTTCCCAGTCTTTATCAGGGTCTTCAATATCCGCTATCATTACATCAAAATAAGGCTGTAGCTCTGTGGCGGCTTTTTTCACCGCGTCCACCGCGTCCCCGTCATAACCGATAACTACTGTTTCCACTCCTTTTTGCTGTAATTTGAATATCTGCGTAAGCGATATTTTCTTTCCGAATGTTGCCACAACGGCTATTCGTGTATTATCATACAATTCCAGTTTTCTTGTCAGGGCTACAACATCAAAAATGCCTTCCACAATGATGACCGTATCTGTTTCGTTTTCAATTACTGCGTCATAGTTGTAAAGTAGTTTTACAAAGTCATTTTCAGTTGAATTCCTGAATCGGAGTATCCGGTAGTCACCCTTTATTTTGGCTGTACGGTTATAATCATCTATTTCTCTTTTCGAAAGGATATGACGTGATACATAACCCACCACATCTCCCTGATCTATCACAGGGAATATCACATAATCATTGTATCGGAAGTTCAGCCTGCCGGTTGTCCCCACTGGAAAGTATTCATAGTCGTCATACACGAATCCTCTCGCCTTCAGGTAATCATGAGAGAAGCAACGTTTATAGAAGTCGGGTAACTCAACAATTCCAAGTGAGTCATCTATTTCTTCCTCATTTTCTAAAGGGAACAATAGGTTACTCTCCAGTTTTGCGTTCAGGTCGGCTACAGGAGTGACATATAAATCCGGACGTCCGATCAGTGAAAGAAGTTGTTCCAGTGTTTGGGTAGAGTTCCCACAACTGAAACAGTGGGCCATAAACAGTTTTTTCTTTTCAGTTTCTTTTCCTATATACACACCGAATTTTCCCTGTTTCTTACAATAGGGACATGAGGCAATAATATTCTTATTTCCACCATCTCGTTTCCCTCCGAGCTCACGGCTAATCTCATGTATTAGCAAATCAGTCTCATTTCTCGATAATGCCATACTTACCTCCTTAATCCTAATGTTCTTGCCGCATCATAGAATACCTCATTGTCAAAGTCTGTAGCTATTTTAAACGTATCCCCCTTCTTGAAAAACCTCGATTTGGCTACATGCAGCCGCATCATATCTTCGTCCCTTTCGGCTGACGATTGATTCAGGCTGATCAGATGTGTGCAGGGACGCGCAAGCCCTTTTGCTTCGGCACAGTTAAATTCAGTCAATACATTTTTCTCATCATTGAGCCAGTCCCGGTTTTCAATTGTAGCCTGATAAGTTACCACCATCCATACTTGTTCATCTGCAGCCAGGTCTTTAAGGTCATTGGCAACAGCAATCCGCTTACTTCTTTCATGTTCAGCACCCCAAACGCGGCGGCTTGCATCAGTCAGCAGGTCCATACTATCCACAATCACAATATCAGGGTTGACTCCATTGATTTTTCTATATTCTGCTATACCGTTCTTTATATCAAGGGATGAAACCCGGGTGTTGAAACGGGGAAAACTTCTTACAGTGATACTTCCTGCATACCGGGAGACAATCGCCTCATAATGATTCATCTCCACATCCGATATCTTACCTCTCTCAAAAAGAAAAGCATTCTTAGAGATAAGTCCACCACTGTAAGCATTCAGAGCTTCTTCTTCCGAACCCTCAAGCTGGAAGTGTAATACATTTAACCCGTCATCCACATTTGCCCTGATACCTATATGCTTAGCTATGTGTGATTTTCCGACTCCGGTACTCGCAAGGAAACAGCTTAGCTGTCCTCTCAGATTCCTGCTGTTATTAAGTGTGTCCAGATCAGGAACATAAAACCGTGTTACCGAAACAAGTCCCGACTTCTCATTGTCAATTTCCTTTTGCCTGTTTTGTTTGAAGCGGGTAGCAAATGTCTTAGCCACATCGATAAAGGATGTTGTCTTTAGAGTAAAGCCTGATAGCCATTCTGCATAGTTTTTTAGCTTTTCCTCTGCCTGTACCTGTTTATTCTGGTTATATAATTTACCCACTTCCGAATATACAGCCTGTAACTTCACCCCCTTAATGTATGATTCCAACATATCAGTTACTACTTCGGGATTGTGTTCCCCGTCGTATTCGCGGAATGTGTTGATAAGTTCTATTGCATCATAATCATTTGTGAATGATTGGGAAAGGACCGCATACGATGGAGCGGTCTTATATGTGTTATAATGGTTCCTGAATACTTCCTGTATCCGCTGAAAGGATCTGTCCGGCAGATATTCTTTCTGCATATGCATGATCAGTATATTGCATATATGTTCATGCCGGATTGCTGACGAGTATAATTCGTACAGGAATTCAGCGCTCAATGGATTTCTTTTATTCCCACTCATTCCCTGTCTGTTTTTTATACTCCTCTAATCTTAATCTGTATAATTCACTGAATTTCCTGCTTAATATGTCTCTGCACCTCTTTTCATAAATGCAGGTCAGGCATGCCATTGAGAACGGTGTCCAGAGTAAGGTAGACAACTGACAGACAATAAACCCCGCCTCAATATTCCTTAGCCGCATTTTAGTACTTTCTTCATAATCGGGATATACGAATTTCTTTAACGGATGATCACGCTTGTCGCCAAACTCTTCAAGTAAAGTTGTGCGTGATAAACCAATCGAAGAGAGCCATTTATCCTCATGGTACTTTCTGACACTTGTCGATAACATAAAACGTTCAATTGCCTTCTTCCCAAAGGAGTGTGTAACATTCCATTTTCGCATATAAACCTTATCGAATCGACTGACTACATGAACCTGACAAATACAAAAATCAAGTATCCTTTCCCTGCCCGGTTCCGACTTATATATTTTCTCCAGCGACTCCAGACAAGAAAACATCGTTTTTCTGGCAATTCCGCCTCCCGGAAACGAAAACTGTTTATCTACTCCTTTTTTCATCAGGGATGAAAAGACACGAACGGCAAAATCAATCTGTCCTTGTCTCTCCATCTCTGTTAATCAGTTTTCGCATTTGTTGTTTCGCAAGGAAGAGCCTGCTCTTTACCGTTTCAATGTTTTTGGTCTTCAGGTTTCCGTTTTTATACGAAATATCCATGATATCCATCAGCTTATATCCGGCCTGTTGCAGTAATAGTGCTTCACGGTAGATCGGTTTCAGCTTACTTAGGGCTTTAAGGATATCATCATTATATAGTTCATGATAATTATCTTCGCCCATATAATTGCAGCTTAATTCCGAATCCTCTGTAAACGTGTCAGCCATTTCATCCACATCCAGGTCATCAGTTGTCTTAAACTGGCTGTTCCTGTTGTTCATATCTGCAACGAACCTTTTGGTCACGATATGCAGCCAAGTCTGGATTGACCTTGATGTGTCGTAGGTCTCAATATATTTGTAAAAATTAATCAGTACCTCGTTATAGTTATCATCAACATCATGTGAAGAATAGGAATATCGGATACACAGCTTATAGATCAGGTTAACATGGGGCACAACGAACTGGTTAAACAGGTTCGTCCTTCTTTCAACCGACTCCTCTATGTCGGCTGACGTATTTTTGAGTTCCACATTGCGTCATGTTGTGTTGGAAATAAACTATTACGCAATCTGTCAGGCTTAAAGCATCAGTTTTACAATCGGTACTTCCGGATGAAATAATGGAAAAGGTGACATGCATCCGAAACATTATCATCCTCAGGTTGGAATTTATATCTTTCAACACAGGCGTTCATCATTTCCTGTTTGCTGGCTCGGCCATTACCGGTAGCCCATTTCTTTAAAGTGGCTACATTTATAAAGCATGGTTCAGTAAGATCCAATTCGTCGCATATCTCAAAGAGTATCCCTCTGAACTCTGATAGCTTACGCATATCCGAGAAATGGTTATTTACATTAATATCTTCAGCTACGATCTGTTTAATCCCATGAGATTGGATAAATTCCATCAAAGTATCGCGAAAATCCTTATGCTGTTTATTGTTATTCCTGCGTTTCGATTCGGTGAAGTTCCATGTTCCGAAACCATTCAGGCTGTAATAACCGGTGTGGGTCGCGATGTCTAAAGCCAACAACTCACCTCTGCTCAGATCATTCTGAAATTCTTGACTCACCATTTTCCTTTATTATTTTTACAGTATGAGGATATGATTCCGCAATATTTCCATGACTGACTACCAATGCTGTTACCGCTATCCTGTTCAATGCCTCGAACATAAAGGCAAGACCTTCTTCATCGACAGCCTCCAGTATTTCATCCAGCACCAGCAGATCCATACCTTTATCCATGTCACAATTTGAATTGAT